AACTCGACTTCTACACCATGAGCGGAGAGGAACGCCCATCGCTGATCCAATCGCCGACAAGCATGCGCCTGATGCGACAGCGCGTCCGCGCCGACATCGACATCCCCGAACTGCGCGGCTATCGGTATATCGAGCAGTTGCTGGATACGGGATATGTGCCTGACACGCCCATCGCCAAACCCACCGCTGTCGGGCGCGCCTTCCCGCGCACGCCCGCGAACATCCTCGAATTCACGGGCATGCTCCGACACACGCTGCTGCAGCGGTTCCCGCTGTTTGGCGGCGTGGTGAACCCCATCGTCGAGCAGGTACTCGACGAACTCGTCACGGCGGTCAACACGCCCGTCATGATGCAGCTCTTCGGCGCGGGCGCAGTGGGTCGCTGGGATTACGCCCTCATGACGCTCGCGCTGCAGGGCGACCCGCGACTGGTCTCACTCCAGTTCGCCAACGCGCCCGATGGTCGGAGCCTACGCGACATCGCGTGGGAGATGTTCTATCTCCAGCGCGGGCAGCAGCTCGCAGGCGTCGAGACCGCACGCGCACAAATCCAGCTCACGCAAGCCCAGCGGTTCGGCGCTATCCGCGAGACGATCCCAGCGTTCATGCGCCTGTACGAGTCGACCGCCACTGAGGCGCAGCTCATCAATCAGCGCATCGCGAACATACAGGCGTATGCGCCTGCGCTGATGGACACGCCCGAGTTCAGGCAGCTGCTCGTCACGGCGGAGCAGCTCGCGCTCCGCCTGCGCGAAATCGCCGCGTCCATTGCACAGTTCCGCGTGCAGGTCACGGAGACGACCAGCGCGTTAGCGACTGTGCAGGCGGAGTACGGGCTCGTTATCGCGCGACGCGGCACAGCGGATACTGTCGGCGGCGCGATGCTCACACGCGCTGAGACCCTTGTGCGCACGACCGACGCGCGAATCGGGGCGCTCCGTCAGCTCCAAGCGCAGGTCGGCGAGGTCGAAGCGATGCAAATCGAGACGCAAATCCAGCAGCTCGAACTCCAGCGCATCGCGGGTCTCGAATCGATGGCTACTCCGCCGCCCACGCAGGACTGGCTCCGACGACGCGCCGCGACGCAAGCGATACTGACCACCGCGCAGACCACCTTCGCGCAGTTCGCCGACATCCGCGCCCTCTACGAATCGCTCATGCGCCAGACGGGCGAGCGGCTCCGCGCGATGGCGATGCATCGGGAGCGCATGCGCGAGCGCGGACTGTGGACAGAGGAGATGGAGACCCGATGGCGACAGGAGTCGATGCAACAGGTCATCGAACTCGCGCAGTACCAGCAAGCCTATGAGAACCGCTGGCTCGACCGACTCGTCTCACAGGTCTGGAACGCGCCCGCACGCATGGACGCCGTCGCGGCATGGTTCACACGGCGCGAGGCGAGCCTGTTCTATGACATCGTGCCGTGGGCGTTCGGTGGCACGCGCGAACGCGCCCAGTGGATGCGCGAGACCGTGCCGATGATGTACCGCACGCTCATCGGCAGGCTCGGCACGCAAGAGGGATTCATCGAGACCGCTATGGCGTCCATCATGGCGGGCGCACAGAACGCCTTCAGCGGCGACTTGCGCATCCAAATCGTCGTCGAGGATTCGGGCAACCGTCTCATCGACGCGCAGCAGGTGCATCTCAACCTGAATAACCAGACGCGAGCCGTCGAATCCGTGACCGTCTCCGTGCCTGTACCGACGCAATAGCCATGCGAGTACGCGCTGCAGCCCAGTGTGTGATTGACCTGCCCCACGCGGTCTGGGACTACTACCCCTATCCGCGCCTGCGCTGGACGGACTTTCCCGCGCGGGGCAGTGCGTGGCGGTACGATAAGTCCGACGCGGGCATCGTCATCGAGCCGATTATCGACGCCGTGCGCCTGCGCGAGCATGAACTGCCGACGGAACTGCTCGCATCGCATCGTGCCACGCCCGAAGACGCCACCGCGCCGACGCTGCAGGTGAGCCACTCCGTGATCCCGACGCTGGTCTCGTCGAATGTGCCAGGCGTCGGCAAGGTCTGGGAATACACGCTCGGCGGGCAGAAGTACCTGCACTGGTACGAGCGCATGACGCCCCACACGGCGTATGCGGTACTCTGTGAACGCGCGGAGCATATCCCCGCCGCCAGCGGCGACGACCGCTGGGTGGACGCCCAGCTCGCCCGACGCGGGTACATCATCCGCTGGCGCATGGAGCCGCACACGGCGACGAACGAGTCGCGCCCTGGCATCCGTATCACGCTCGGGCTGCGCGAGTCGGACGAGGCGACCGAGTATCTCTGGTACGCCTTGCAGTTCACGCCGAGCCGTGCGCCCGAACTGCTCGTGACCCGCGCGACGCTGGGCGACATGCGCACGCTCACCAACATCACATGGACGCCGCTCCGCTCGCTCCGCATCGACGGCATGGACGCCGAACTCGCCCAGACGCTGGATACCTACCGTGAGGAGCCGCGACCCGCCAGCCTCATGCACGGGCTGCGCGTCATCGTTCTCGGCGGGCGGCTGCTCATCGACCTCGAAGGTCTGCAAGCGCCGCTGGTCATCCCGCTGGTTCGCCCGCCTGCGTTCAGCGACTACGCTGAAGACCCGTCCAGCCCGCTCCCGCCGTACCAGCCGACGCCTATCCCGTCCGACAGGCTCATCGAGGTCGTGCATATCCGCTGGTGGCGCTGGCGCAGCATGATGCTCGCCCTAAGCCCCATGTGGTTCGACGCCGTCGGCGAGATTGAGGGCGGCGAGCAGCAGGTCGGGTTCGTGCCCACCGCCGAGCCCGACATCAAGGAAGTGCGCTACGCCGTGCCGAAGCCGCCTCATACCGACGCGAATGTCACCATCGAGGACATCCCCACCCTGCGGTACAAGCTCACTCTGCGCCACACGAACGCCACGCAACAGCGCCCCGTCGGCAACCGCACCGTCGCGCCCGACACGCCCATCGTGCGCGGGGTCGACTTCGGTTTCAACCCGACGCCCCAGCGCGACCTGTCCGACCCGTCGTTTGCACAGCCGCAGGAGATAACCGTCGCGTGGCAGTTCGATATCTCACGATTGCAGATACGCTCGCAGGCGCAACTGGTCTACCTCGACCCCGACGGGTACTGGGCGAACTGGAACCAGCAGGTGGGACAACGCGCGATACGCATCCAGCTCGCACGGTACGCGCACGATGTCATCGGCGGAGTCGATGTGCAGCTCGCGCCTCCACACACTATCCCGCTCACGACCGTGTTCACAGGCTACATGCATCGGAGCGGTACGGTCAGCACGGGTCAGAGCGGCGTGCAGCAGTTCGTCGTGCAGTGTGTCGACCGCGTGGCGCAACTGGAGCAGCCGCGCTGGTGGCTCGCATGGATGGACGGCTGGAACAGCTACTACGCGATGGCGTACCTCGCAGGACTCGGCGGGATCGCGACCAACGACCTGCTCTTCGCAGGACTCGTGCCCAGCACGCCGTATGACGAGGTTCCCGCGCCCGAGCCCGCATGGTTCCTGCCCGTCGGCGCGGCAGGCACGCCGCTCACACGGTTCACAGGCGTCCCGCTCTGGGAGGTGATGGGACGCATCGCGAAGACCATCGGGTTCCTGCTCTACTTCAACCAGCACGGGAAACTCGCGTTCCATAAGTTTCGCGGGCTGGAGACGCCTCCATCCGACGACTTCGTCTTTACCGAGCAGGAGTCGACCGTCTCGCTCCAGCGCGACCTCGGCGATGTGCGCAACACGGTCACCATCATCGGCGTCGACGCCTACGCCCCGCTCCAGCTGCCCATCGTCTCGCATCGCATCGACACTGCCAGCATGAACGACCCGACCGCGCCGAACTACATCGGCTACCCACAGCCGTTCGTCTGGGCGGACTCGCAGTTCGCACGGCTGGAGTTCGCACGCGCCGCCGCCGATACCATCTTCCAGCTCTTCCGACAACCGAACGAGGCGATCACCATGCGCGTGCCGCTCACGCCGAACCTGTTCCCTGGCGCGGGCGTGCGGTTCATCTCGCGCAATAACAGGTTCGGTATCAATAACAAGCGGTACTTGGTGACCAGCGTGCAGCATCGCGTCTGGGGCGGCTCGCACGGCGAGACGACGCTCACCGCGCGGTACTTCGGCGACGCCGTCGTATAATTGAATGCTATGGAGAAGACGAAGCACATCCACATCGGCTCATCGCACCCGAAGGGCGGAACCGACAAGTACGGCAAGTATTCGCTCGGCAACTGCCACCACGAGGCAACTACCGTGCCCACGCGGCGCGGTATGCAACCCTCGTTCCAGCGACGCAGGACGCCGAAATCGACGCTGCGCATGCGACGGACGCGATAGGAGAGACGCGATGACGGTAAGCCCACAGGTCGAGGTCGTACCTATCGACTCCGTTCGTTCCCATCCGAAGAACACGCGCCGTCACCCGCATGAGCAGCTCGAACTGCTTAAGAACTCGCTGCGCGAGTTTGGTCAGTACCGTCCGATTGTCGTGCATGCGGGCACGGATTACATCCTCGCGGGCAACGGCGTCTACGAGGCGGCGCGCCAGCTCGGCTGGGAGACGATTCGCATCGTGCGCGTCGAGTGCGATGAGTCCCATGCGCTTGCGATACTCATGGCGGATAACCGCCTCGCGGAACTCAGCTGGTGGGACTACGAATCGATGGTTGCCATCCCCGAACTCCAGTCCGTGCTGGAGATGCCCGTGTTCGACGAATCGTTCGTGCGCATGGTTGAAATCGAGCTGGACGCGATCCTCGAAGCGCAGACGAACGCCGTGATGCAGAATGAGTTCCTGCCTGTTGACCGCACGGAGCGCGGAGCGCCTGCCGTGCGCAACCCTGCCGCGGCGGCAATCATCCGTACCGTGATGGTCGCCGTGACGCGCGACGATGACCTGCTCGCGCGTCAACTCCATGCGCACCTGCGCGAGGTAGACTCTGAATATGCCGAAGACACCGAAGAGCAGTACGACGGGCGCCTCTTCACAGCACTCCTCCGCCGTACAGAACATCCTGCTGGAGCCGATTGAGGGCGAGCCGACACGGGCGTACCGCGCGTTCTGCCACTACGCCACGGTCGCTCGCTCCATGCGTCAAGCGGCGGTCGCCGTGAACGCATCGCTTCCGACCATCGCGCGATGGGCGCAGAAGTACCGCTGGCGCGAACGCATCGTCGAATACGAACAGCGCATCCAGGAGCAGATTAACAACATCCGTCTGCACTACGCGCTCCATCTGACCCCGCTGGCGGCGAGAACGATTGAGCAGCTCCTGCGCGATGACCAGACCCCGCCGAATGTTCGCGCGTCGTTAGCGACTGATGTGTTGCGTGGCGTCGGCGTGCTACGCGACGAGTCGCGCGTCGAATGGACATCCAGCACGCCTGAGACGAACCCGCTCGTGCAGGCACTACGAGAGATACGCAGTCAAGTAGAATTGTCCTCGCATGCTCCCAGCGTGGAATCGTCTCCCGCCGATACGGTGGAAGCCGCAGCTCTACCAGCTGATGGACTTCCGCCCGCACGACGCGCAAGCGGAGATACTCTATAGCCCCGCGCGGTTCCGCATCGTCGCGTGCGGAAGGCGGTTTGGCAAGACGACCGCGGCGTCTGCAGAAGCCGTTGCTCACGCGCTGCTGGGCGGACATGTCTGGATCGTCGCGCCGACTTATGACCTCACACGACCGCTCACCTACGGCGTCGAATCGATCCTGCGCAACCTCTGCCTCAAGTCGGGTCTGCAGTATAAGGACATCGTCGCGCGACGGCGCTCCGTGCCCTACGAGATAGAGTTCACGACGGGCGGGATGCTCCAGTCGCGCACGGCGGAGAACCCGCGCTCGCTGCAAGGACGCGCGATTGACCTGATGGTCATCGACGAGGCGGCGACCATCCGCGAGGGGTTCATCTGGTCGCAGTACCTGCGTCCCATGCTGACCGACCGCGAGGGTCACGCGCTCGTCATCTCGACGCCGAAGCGCATGAACTGGTTCTGGGACTTGTTCGTGGCTGGCAAAGACCCCGCGCAGCCACAGTTCGCCGCGTTCCAGATGCCCACACATCGCAACCCGTACATCCCGCGCGACGAGATTGAGCAGATGCTCGCCGAACTCGACGAGGATACCGCGCGACAGGAAATCTATGCCGAGTTCCTGCCCGATGGCGGGAGCGTGTTCCGCAACCTCACGCGCTGCCTCAGCGCGGAGTGGCAGCCCGCGCCCATCGCGGGGCACCAATACACCGTCGGGGTCGACCTCGCCAAGTACCGCGACTTCACCGTTATCGCCGTCATCGACGCGACTCGCAAGCACCTGTGCTATATGGAGCGGTTCAACCTCATCGACTGGAACACGCAAGCGGAGCGCATCATGCAGGTCGCCCGCAGGTTCCACGCGCCGATATGCATCGACGCCACAGGCAACGACCACATGGCGGATACGCTCCTGCGCAACGGGCTGGCGGTCTACCCGTTCGTGTTTACGCCGATGAGCAAGCTCGCAGCCGTCTCCAAGCTCTCGATGGGGCTGGAATACGACGGGCTGCAACTGCTCAACGACCCGATACTCATCGACGAGTTCACACGGTTCGAGTACGAACGCACAGACGCAGGGCGACTCCGCGTGAAGGCGCCCGAAGGCAAGCACGACGACATCGTGATTGCGGTCGCGCTCGCATGGGAACTCGCGATCCCGTACACGCGCTCGGTCGGATACCTGCCGATGGTCGATGACCGCTGGATGCGCAGCGTATAATTGAGCGAGATGAACCGAATCCTATTGCGCACATCGAAACAGCGTCGCCGACGCGCACGCAAGCTGCTAAGGCGCCTGTGGGAGCGACGGGACGAACTGGCGGGATCAGGCGTGCGCGTGTTCCATGACCCCGCCCAGACGCGACTCGCCATCGTCTGGGATTCCCTGAACAGCTCCAGCGATTGGCTCGGCGCTGTTGCTGCGACGCAAGCCGAACTCACGACAGGACTCGGCTACACCGTGCGAGATTGGACATTGGGCGGCTGGGCGGCGCGCCTGTTCGCGCTGACAACCACAGGCGACCCCAACGACATTCCGCCCGCGCAGTTCCCGATTCTGCCTGACTAACAGATATGCATGCGTCTGCGTTGCTTGATCGGCTGCTGGTACGACTCAGCGAGAAGCCGTGGGACTCCGTCATGGCGGAGTGTCCCGACTGTCGCTGGATTACCATCAAGCCGCACGGGCCCGATCACCCTGACTACCGCCATGTGCTGATTAAGCCTACGACGACGGGATTCCGCGTCGTCTGGGCGGGCAGCGCGAATCTTATGCATCTGCGCGTGCATGTGACAGAGGGCGGTTCCCGTCGCGTGCGCGAACCGATGGATGAGTCGAAGCGCGAGGCGCTCAAGCAGCGCGTCTCCGAATCGTGGGCGCAGGAACGCGACAAGTACGCGCAATCCGCCGCGAAACTGCTCGGATACGACGCGGAGACGCTCCAGCAGACCGATGCCGACGAACTCGTGGGTCATCTGCTCCGCGCCGTGCGCGTGGAGCGCACGCGACGCCAGCCTGAGAAACCGCAACGGGAACCGAAGCCGTCAGCGGCGGATGCGGAGACGCCGTCGGAGAAGTCGCCAGAGGACGAGGAGAAGCGCAAGCTCGCGCAGGCGGAGCGCGTCCGTGAGGCGGCGGACAATATCGCGAAACGCGCACTGGAGGAACTCGGGCTCGCCATCGGCGTCGACATCAAGGATGTACCCGAAGACTTGGGTCAGCGTCTGCGCAACCTGGACGAGGAGCAGATAGAGGCGCTCGGGCTGCTGACGAACGAGCTACGCAGGCACAAGGCGCGGTATGAGCGTGTCATGCGCGAGACTGCGCCGATGGCGACCTCGGCGTCGATTCTGACGGGGCAGCCCGTCGACGATGAGGCGCTTGATTCGGCGGTTGCGGAGGCGTGGCAGCGTGCGCGGAACGCGGCGACGCTGGAAGTCGCAGCGCGACGCAACATCGCGTTCTGGAATGCGTTTGACAACGCGGGGCGCGGGGTGCATGCGCGGTACAACAAGGGCGCGGCGGAGTCGCTGGCGAACCTCACTTTGCGTCACGCAGGCGCGGCGGTACATCCCGCGCTGGTGCAACTGCTGGGCGTCGAAGGGGCAGCGCACGCGACAGCGATATACCTCACACAGCGAACGCAGGACATCGAGGCACTGACACGCGACATCGAACAGACGCATGCGGAGGCGGCGATGCGTGTGCCTGCAGAGACGCTCCGCCGAGCAGAAGAGGAAGCGGAACGCACGCGTCAACTGATTGAAGACATGCGCTCGCGCGATGCGCTCTCGGCTGCCTACGCGGGTCGACTCGCGACGCGGAACACGCTGTATAGACAAGCCGTGCTGGGACAAGCCGCAGGGTCGCTGGCGTTCACGGCAGCACTCGCCGACGCGCTCCGCAGAAACACCTACAACGACGATGTGGTGGTGCAAGGCGTCGCGGATTCGTCCCGACTGAACGCTATCGCAAGGCGGATGGGACTCAAGGAAGGCGACTACTCCATCTCGCGCACGCAGGACGGACAGACGCGACTCGTCATCAAGCGCGACGCGGTCGCACAGCTCATGAGACGCGCGACGATGGAGTTCAAAGAGGACGAGGAGGCGAAACGCATCAAGCGACACGAGCTGACGCTCGGCGAGGACTGGCGTCCCGACGGGATGGATCCGACTGTGAAGCTGGGCGAGGAGCAACGCGCGGCGATAGAGTTCGCGATGAAGCGCAAACGAGTCGTATGGGACTTGAAGGCGGGCATCGGGAAGTCGCTCTCGTCGATTGCGCTGGGTAAGCACCTGCTCGATACAGGACAGGTCGACGCGGTGATTATGATGGCGCCCAGCAATCTGCGCGACACGATGCTGCACGAGCATCGCAAGTTCTTCGGGAACCGCATCCGCGTCGGCGTCGCGGGCGACCTCGCGCCTGAGAATCGTGCGCTCGCCGACGCGCATGCAACGGGCGCAGAGGAGCGCCAGCGTCTCATTCGCGAGGGCGACGCGCAGTTCATCATCTTGGGACACGCCACCATCCGCAACGATGTCGACGCAATTATCGACCGTATTCGCAAGCACGACGGGCGCGTGCTGCTCGTACTCGACGAGGCGCATCAAGCGTTCTCCCCTGGTACGGGCGAAGCGTCGCAGATTATGCAAGCGATGCGGAAGATTAGCGAGGCGACGAACGATAACACCTACATGGTCGCGATGACGGGCACGCCGATTCGCTCGCGCGTGAGCAATGTGCATCAGATGGTAAGCTGGGTCGAGCCGCGCATGATTCCTGAATCAAGCTTCCAGCTGGCGTTCGACGGAATCGGTCTCGGCGCGAGCGCGGTACACCACATCAAGGAGGAGAACCTGAACCGCGCCATCGACCCCGTCGTCATCAGCGAGCATTACCAGCTGAATGTGCAGCGCCGCGATTTCGAGCATAGCGTTCCGCTCAGCACGCACCAGTTAGAAGAACTCCGTCGGATAACCGCTGCCGAGGACACGACACCTGAAGCGGAGCGCGATTACCAGCGTCTGCAGGCGATAGAGGACGGCGACCCTGAGCGCAACGCGCTGATTCAGCACCTTCGGCAGGTGGCGGAGTCGGAGCATCAGCGCGACGACCTGCGCGACCTGCGCGACGCGGGTCATCATCCTGTCGGCATCGTGTTCGCGAACTACCTATCAGGTGTACGAACGATTCAGCAGGCGTTTAAGCCAGGCGAGGTGCTGACCTACACGGGCGAGGATAACGGAGCGCGTCGTCAGCAGGTACGCGCGGCGGTGAATGAACGCGCGATTGTGCCAGGTGGGCGCGTTATCTTCGACGGAGGCGAAGGCGTCGCAATCCGAGTGAGTCGCAGCGGTAGCGTGCGCGTTCGACTCGACGATGGGCGCGAAATGACCGTGCGTCCTGAGCAGAACCCGCGTTCGGGCGTCAAACTCATCGCGGCGACCTCTGCGGGTAGCACGGGGCTGAACCTGCAAGGCGCGAACTACATCGTCCACTACGGGCTGCCGTTCAGCAAGGCGGAACTCGACCAGCGAAACGCACGCGCGTTCCGCAAGGGGCAACGGTTCAGCGTACACACGCACACCATCGTCGCCGAGGTGCCGAAGGAGCAACTTCAGCAACGGCAGCTGGAACAGCAGGGTCGCGCGATGGAGGCGCTCAAGCCCGCTGGTCGACACCTGATGGACGATAGTGGTATACTGCTACGGCACAGCGGGGCGCAGCCGACATGATACGGAAACTGTTGCAGCGGTTCGCGAAGCCTGCACCGCCCGTGCAGGGTCAGCAGGCGCGAGTCGGTCAGAACCGACTCGGCGCGCCGTTAGCCGCGTTCTCGCCAGACGGGCGCATGCTGGCGTACCGTCTGGACGATGTCACCATCCGCGACCTCGATCGTCTGCGCCAAGACCCAGTGATACGCGCCTCGCTGCGCCTCATCAAACTGCCCATCCTGCGCTGCGACTGGTACATCAACGCCGAAGACGAGCGCGTCGGAGCGTTCCTGCAGTCCGCACTGGAGCCCCACATGTACGACCTGCTCTGGGCGCTCTGCACAGCGTTCGACTTCGGGGTCGCGTTCGTCGAGAAGGTGCTGGAGTACCGCAAGGAGTACCGCACGACGCGCACGATGTCGACGACGCCCGCACGGCAGGAACTGCGCCTGCGCGATGTATGGATACTCTCGCGCGTGGCACATCTCGACCCGTCCATCTACTGGGCGCTGGTGTATCCCACAGGGGAGTTCGCAGGCGTGCGACACCTCGTGACGCCGTTCGCGCCCGAAGGCGAAATCATCGAAGAGGGACGGCTGATTCACTTCGCGCTCGACGCCGAGTTCAACGAGGTCTATGGGAGCCCCCTGATTAAGCCCGCGCTGCCGTTCTTCGAGCTGAAGCAACGCGCCCTGCAGGACATGGCGACCTACTACTCGACCTACGCCGTGCCGACGAAGAAGGGGTTCGCGCCGCCTGGCAAGACGCCTATCGGTACGACGGAATCGGGCGAGCCCATCGTGGTGGATAACATGCAGTACCTGAGCGAGCAGCTCGATAAGCTGGCAAACGCGCACTCCATCGTGCTACCCTCACTCTATGACTCGAATGGTCAGCGAATGTGGGAAGTCGAGGCGTTTGAGGTGCCGCCCGCCGTCGCTATCGAGAACTACATCCAGTTCCTTGACGA